CCTCATCCGACACAGTCAAAAACGTGTTAATGGCACAGCTTTTGACGTATAAAGTACCGCTTGTTTTTGTATAAACCAATAGTGTTTCGTTGGCTCGCTTAACAAGCCCTATTTCTTCCGTTGGGGTGGTTGTTTTTTCAATAAAATTCGCGCTTGAATTGCCAATATTTTGTATTGTATACTCTTTACCGTTTTCAAATTCAAAGCTTGAAGTCTTTTGTTTGATAAGGTCTTCGAGTTTTTGCCATTGGTTTGTCACTTTTACTTCTGCTATGTGCATGTTTTGGTCTCCTTAATATTCAATAACTATACTTTCAACATCTTCAACGGTTTGTGCTGCTTCAATTTGAGCTTCAAAGCCTGCATAAACGTTTGTCCACAAATTTGTTTTGTAGTTCAAAATCAAACCGCCGATATTTAGAAAATCACTTAACGTCAACTCAATTGGGATGTTGTCCTTACTTAGCCATTGTGTAGCTTCAATCCCTTGTGCCTGCATTAAATTGGCGGTTGCGGTCATGTTGCTTTGATTGTCCGTGTTTGTTTCAAATTGGCAACCTTTGTATGTCACATAACCTTTTAAAACCGCTTCATTGGCTTTGTTCAGGTTTTCTTGTTGTTTGGTTTGTTTGGCTTGAATGAGCTGTTGAGCTTCTGTTTGCATAGGACATTTTGAATTCAAATACCAACATCCGTCTATATTCGATTGTTTTACGTTTTGCTTATTCATCCCGATTGATTGGTAGAATTTTGTGTTATCCCCAAACCCAACTTGGCATAATCCTGTTTCGGGGTTTATAATTTTAGCAAATTTAAACATTTGTGTTAATCTCTCCTTTCATTGGTACGAAATACGTTGTGGCTATTTGTGGGGTGTTTGCAAGTGTAATCACATCATTTTTTGCAACAGGAAAGCAGTCGGTTGTGTATGACCTTAATGTTGAAACCACGAAACCATTTACAAGTGCAGAGCCCATATATGAATCTGTGGAATTATTACTATAGACAAACAAGCCATCACAAGGCGCGGTATATGGTGTTTGCTTTCCGGTGTCTATTCGGGAGTCGTAGTCGGGGATACCCCAATGGACTATTTGGGCTTTAAAAGCATTACTCACATTCGTTAAATTTGAACCATCAGTATTAACTTTACAGTCAAATCTTGCTTCCCCGTCAGCTGTCAAATTGTTTAGTGATGTGGTGGCTTTGGTTAAGATAGCTTGAGCATTAGCACTAATTAAGTCAGCTTTTTCTTGAATAAAACTTGCTTTTTCAGAGGCAAGATTTGCAGAATTTTCTGAATTTAAAGCCGATATATTTGCACCACTTGCCGAGTTTGCAGCTTCGGAAGCTGATGCAGCAGCATTAACTTGTGCATCATTCAGAGCTTGAACTAATTCTTCTGCTGTTTGAGAAGAACCTTCTTGCGTTTTTACACTTCGCTCCATTTGCCTACTAATTATTTGACAAATTCTAGTCAAATAATCAAGAGAATATTCAAGAGTTTTCAAATTCAAATAACTTGATTTGCTATAAGGGTTCTCTTGTGTAATTGGTAATGTTAAACACAATGAAATAACTTCATTTTCACTCAATACACTATAAGTAGAACTAGCGAGAGGGAAATTAATAAAACTTCCATTTTCATTTTGTAATTCGTTAATTGAATAATCTGTACCATACTTCAAAAGAGTTTGAACACCTTTTGAATTTGTATGATATACGGCAAGTTGAGTTTCATCTTCAATATAAAAATCAAAGTCAAAAGTGGTTGTGCTTCCGTTGCCGTTCCAGTTGTTGTACGGATTTTTGTCAGGTATCATTTTTGTTTACTCCTTTTCTTTATTTCTTTTTCTTTTCAGGTGGATTACCTGTTGCAGCGACATTTGCACGATATTTACCATATCCAAACATTCTCAACAAACCAGTAAAGATATTGCCTTTTGCAGCATCACCAATACCACCTGCCGTATTTACTAATCTTGTTGCAGGAATACCTGTTAAATCATCAGCAGTTAATGCCATTGCATCAACCCAATCTGCAACAGAGATTTCATTTTTCAACAAAATATTTTTTCCAATATCTTCCAAATCACCAATAATAGGAATTGTTTTTAAAAATGGTTTATATTCTTTTTTATCAACCAAAGTCATAGCAAAGCTACAAATAGTTGATAATCCCATTCCAAGATAACCGTATGCAGCTAAATTTGCAAACAGCATAGAAGAAATAATATCTGTTCCAAATTTTGCAACACCGTCATCATCATCCCCTGTCAAACCTCTAATCAATGTCATAAAGGATAAATTTGATAAAAATGAAGTAAATAAAATTGGATTAAAAACTTTGTATATAAGCAGAGCCTTTACAAATTCTTTATTACCAATATCACCTCTAGCTCTTGAAGCCATTGCATCTACAAACTTTCTTTCATACTGTAATGTAGTATTATTAAATGCAAACATCATTCTTGTTAGAGGGTTTTCTGATTGTTTTTTCTGCCATACACTTGTTGATGACGCTTGCCCTGCCTGTTGAGAACGCATTGTATCTTCAACAAATTTTTCAAAGGCTTCTTCTTTACTCAATCCCTGCTTTATCAAATAATCAACATAAGGCTTTCCACCAAAAGCGATTGCAAACAAATCACCATATTTTGTATTTGTAGTACAGAAATTTCTTAGGCTTCTGAATTTATCAGCTTCATCAGTTATTTTCAACATAACTTCATTCATTGAACCGCCTGCCAATCGTGCATGTAGATAATCACAATTATCAAGCATAAACTTCAATGTAGTTTTTGGATGTTTCAAACCTTCAACAAAACCTTTTGCCCATAATCCATTAGGCATATTTTCACAATAGTTAATCATTGAAGTTAATTGTCCAAACATAACTTTAAAGTTTCCGCCAATACGAGATGTTATGTAGTTTGTTGCAACATAATCCATAAAACTTTTTCCAACATTAATTCCTCTAACATAATTTTCAAATGTAGAAGAACCAAGTTGATTTAATAAAGTATCATGTATTCTATCGCCGACTGTTCTTTGCTTCTTATTTTTTTTGCCTTTAACTCTTGTACCGGCTTGAAGTTTATCAGGAGTTTCAACTCCATCAAAAACTTCTTTAATTGCGGCCCTAACAGTTCCATCTTTAAAAATTGCATTCAAATAATTTAATCGTTCAGAAAGAACAACGTATCTTGCGGTTTTATTAATATGAGGAAGTAAAATTGATAAAGGTTGTTCAGGCTTCATTTTTATTCTTTTGCAAGTTTTTCTTTGCTTAATAAAAGAAGGATTGTTTGAACGAACAACATTTTCATGAAGCATATCAATTTCTGAACCGACACGAACAGTTTTTGATGGAAAATAATTTTCCACTTTTGGAAGTGATAATCCCATTGTTCTGATAAACACTTCATTATTATCATCATACATACTTTCACAAGTATCTACCAAAAGCCAAGCAAACTGTTTATCTTCTTCTGATAATACCTGTTCAAACATGTGCTGAACTTGAGCCAAGCCGTATTGAGTGAATAATCTTTGTTCCAATTCTTCATTCAAAGACCAAGCATAAAGAGTTATAATTTCAGCTCTTGAAAGTTGAACTCCACTCTCAACAAATTGTCCTGTTTCTTTACTGTATGTTACTTCTTTATAGTTGTAAACTTCTTCCTCATATTCTTGCATTAATTTAACTAAAGGCTGATTGTTTGCAAAATCAATAAACTCATTGAATTTATTCCAAGCCTTTTCTTTGAATGTTGCAGGATTGTTTAAACCATAAATATCAATAGCTTTTTTACAAAAATCAGAATATCGCTTATGAGCATAAACTTCTGCATCACTTTCAAGTTTTAACAAAGAATATCTTTGAGCGACTTCTTTCCCGAATAACGCATTTAGAGCAGTTTCCCAGTTTACAAGAGTTTTTTCGGATGTTACTAAATTTTCACCCATAATAAATTTTGCTATATTTTTTGCAGCTTTTTTATCTTTCAGCTCTCTCACTCTTTGAACTAAGTCTGTTTTCATATTATCTTTTTGAAGTTGTTTGTCTAATTCTTCCGCATCCTTTGCTCTACGACCTTCAAATTTCAAAGTCATAATATCTTCTAACAAAGAACGAGTTGCGGCCAAGTTCAAATCTTTTACTTTGCTAGAACGATATTCTAAAAACTTTCTTCTCAAATTGCTTTGAAAATCTGTTTTCATTTCAGGAGTGGAAATTGCACTTTCATCATTATTTTCTCTTTCTTCTCCTGCTGCAACTTTATCTAATTCAAGAATTGCACCAAATTCTTTAAATGCATCCTTTTGTCCAAGTTTATTTATTTCAGCAAGTTCTGCAAAAACAGTATTTGTTTTCCAATCAAACTTGCCTTTCTTCAAAGTTCCAACCTTAACAAGTTTAGAATTTACTCTAATTTGTTTTTGGATTTCTTTGTGCAATATATTTTTTGCTTGATTTTCCAAATCTGAAATAACATACTCATTAATTTTTCTGATAATTCTTTTTGTTGAATTTACAGAAGTAGCGTGTTTAATTGCTTTATACAAACTATGAGATTTACTAATTCTAACTTTATATCTTACATTCGGATCATAAACTTTTAACTTATTCAATTTTCGCGTTACATAAGATTGGAGTTGCTGAACAACCGGAATGTTAGGATAATGCTTTCTATTGAAATCATCTTTTTGGCTTTCATTATATTCATTTTCAACATTGCTTAATTTTTCCAGGATATTTTGAGTTACTTCATCAGGCATTGAAGGTATTTTTTCAAACAAAGTATATAAAGCTTCAAGAGCAGTAGTTTTTTCTTCACCTTTTAATGTTTGAACTTTATTAGACAAATATTCAAACTTGCCATAGAAATCACCAATTTCATCTTCATTTTGATTATTAAAATTATATGTTCCATCTGTCAGAACTTGAAAAGCCTGTTCTGCTAATTTGTAATCACCATCAATTTCATCATTATCATAATTTACACCTGTATCATTATAAAATTCAGACCATTCTGCACGCATACCACCTGAAACAGTTATTTTATCATCTGCATGTTCTAATGCCATCTGAACCTTTTCCCAGTTACGAGGATTAGCAATTACATTCTTTTTCATTCCAGTAGCAACCGACAAGATACCTAGAGTAGCATCTTTATATCGTTGCTTCATTTCTCTAACTTCTTTTGGCACACGTTTTACAGCACCTTCTGCCAATTCAAGATATTCTTCAACCTTTCTTTTTTTGTCAGAAGTTCTGTTATTTGCAGCAACATTATCTTTCCAAATTTCATCAAGCTCTTTCATTTCTTGTTCTTGACGAGTTTTAATTTCTTGTATTTTATTGTTTATATCATCACATCTATCAAATACAGTTTTTTTAATTCTTTCATTTTCAGTTGTCAATAATCTTTCAAATAATTTTTCAAGGTTAGCAACATCAGCTTCTGAAAAAGAATACTGATTTCCATTTTCGGTATAAACAAGATTTTTAATACTGTCATAAATCTGAATAAGAGCATTTTTAAAATCTTCAAAAATTCTTTTTAATCTGTTGCTCCTAGCAGAACCATTTCTGATATATGCTTCAAATCCTACTGCAAACTTTTCATGTTGTTCACGAGTAAAAGCACCACCGTCATTTTTAACAAATTTTCTAACTTCTGCTAAGTCAAGAGCAAGTTCTTCATTTTGTTCTGCATATTTTTCTAAACGAGATAACCACCAATGAGCGAACTCGTGAACGATTGTACTTTCATCTGCATTCTTAAATAGTTCAATAAGATTTTCAGCAGGCACAAACGCACCTTTAATATTCATGTTTCTCAACTTGCGAGGAGTAACATTATCATAAAGCATATTGGTTTGAATAGGTTCTTCTTCTTTTTTTTGATAATATTTTTCAATAATTTTTACAGCTTTATCATCAAAAATAACATAGCATCTGCCATCACGTTTGCCATCATAAGAAATTCCCTTAATACCCATACTATTAAGTTTTTTAGAAGCAAGTTCAAATTTTTCCTTACCACTTGAATATATTGTGGTCGGTTTAAACGGATATTTTTCAGAGTTTTTTTCATATATTGCTAATTCCCAATCTGCAACACTATTATAAAAATCTCTACCATTTTTTATACCTAAAAAATCTAATACTTTTTTATAATCAAAATTTCTTTGATTTCCGTTATTCTTTAAGTAGTTTTCTAAAAAATATTGTCTAATAACATTCTGTACTTTTTGAGGTTGTTCGTTTATAGATAAATTTTCATCAAGCAAAACATCATTTTCAGGAATATCAACTTCAAATAATTGACCACGTTTTTTATAAATTCTCAATTTATCAATATCAATTTTTTCTAATTCATTACGTATTTCTATTTCTTTCTTTCGTTCTTCAATAAAAGGCTTTTGTTGTTGTTTAATAAATTTTAATACATCGTGAATATTTGCCCTTCTGCCTTCTTGTTTTGCTTCTTTTTTTGAAGCAGAAACTAAACATTGAAATCGATATTTTTCATCTTCAGGAACTTCGGCTAAAAATTTTACAATAGACATTTTAGGATTATTTTCAATTTTATTTATCTGTTCTTGAAGTATATTGATTAAATTATTAATATGCTTATTGCCTTTTTTTAATTCATCATAATTTTGCTTTACACCGTCAATAAAATCTTCTTGATTATCAGAATTAGCAGAACTGTATAACAAATGTCCATTTAGATGATTAACAAGATATTTTTTAAGAGTTTCGTTTACTTCTTCGCCATTTACAGTAAAACCGTATTCAAAACCATTTAGCTTGCTAACTAATCTTACTCTATAATCTTCTGATACATCTTTATTTGCAGCAAAGTATAAGCCCCAACCATGAGATTGAGCACCTTCACCTGTACCAATAGCATCAAGTGAAAATTCATCAAACTTATGAGGTGAACCATGATAAGCAGATTGATAATATTTGACATCATCCAACTTTTGTTGTAATTTCTGAATAAGGCTTACTGCTCCATCAGAAATTAAATCTGATTGTTGAGATGTCAGTAGGTCTTTTATTTTTTCTGCATCAACTTTTAACAATCTTTTATTATTAAGAGCTTTGTCAATAATAGGCTCATAGCTTTGTCTTGAGTGTATGCTTCTTATATCGTTTACAACAGAGTTCCCTGTTTTTTTATCTGCTTCAATAGCAACAAGAACATATTCCTCTTTATCGTTTCGCAAGTCAAGAATAGCAGAATATCTGTTATTTTCTTTCTTTTCATTTTCGTTTTGTTCAGCTTTTATAACTGCAATAGGATTTTTCAATGCTTCCCAAACTTTACTTATAGTTTCTTTGCTTAGATTGTGGTCTGCATTTTTATTATTTTGAGCTTTTTCAATAACTTTATATCCAATACTAACAGTATTATCAGGCAAACCTGCTTCAATTAGTTTTGCAGGAGTTTTGCCGATATACAAAGGCTTACTTTTTTCTTGTTGAGATAAATTTCCTGTAAGAACTTTATTAACAAATTTTTTGTATTCAAGATTATTTTTAATATCTTGTGCTTGTTCTTGATAATTAGTTCCTACATTTTGATAATAAATATTAGGATTACTTTTATCAAAAGTTCCTTTGTTATCAACTGATTTTATTTGTTCCGGATTAAAGACTGCGTACTGTGTATGCGTACCACCTACATCATTGATATTTTTAATAATAACACCATCATTACCATTTTCTTTTGCTTGCAAAATTAACACATCAACATTCTCTGTTTCATATTCTTTGCCCTCAAAATCTGCTATAATAGGGTTTTGTATAGAAAGATAGACCTTATACCTAATATTATCATTATAAGATTGTTTTTTTATTTCTTCATCAAGTCTTTGTTTTTCTTTGAGGTTATTATAACCACTACCAACATGTTTTTCTGCTTGCAATCTGATTATTTGTGCTTCTCTTTGAACTTCTGCAAACTCATCTGCAGCAATATCATCATCCACAAAGAAAAATGCCTCTTTTGTATTTATAGAATTAACATCACTATCCAAACCCTCTTTATGTTCAAAAACTTCAAAATCGCTTCTTGAACCATGATAAACAACCAACGGCTCACCACTCTCATCAACAACTTTGCTATCACCAAACCACTTTTTAAAATATTTACTATCCGTTCCTTTTTCTTCCCACTCTTTTTTTGCAGCAGAAATTTCAGCAGAATTGTTTGCTCCTGCTGTATCAACACTTTGATAGTATTCCACCCCTTCTTGTCCTATATGTTCATCAATAGTTCCTGATAACTCTCTATTAATAGGATTGATGTCAATAGTAACAGTTCTGCCATTTTTATCTTCAATAGTTAAATCTTCATCATGTAATAGATTAAAAGCAGCATCTTCTTTCATTGTTCCTGTATATTGAACAATGAAATCTAAATCAGAAGTTTCTTTATTTTTTCCTTTTGTGTAAGAACCGTAAACTCTAATATCTTCAAAATTAAATTCTTCAGGACTAACATCAGCTTCTTGAAGAATATTTTCAATGTCTGCTTTTACCATATCTGTTAAATCATCAGCAGACAAATCAAAATTTTCTTTCAAATTTTTATCTATATCATACGATTGAAATAATTGCCCTGTTTGATTATATGTTAGTTCTTTAAGTTCTTTTGCAAAATCATTATATCCATCTTCATCAAGTTTCTTGATATAATGTTTCGCATTTTCAATATCTTCTTCACCCAAGTTACCATCACGAATTTTAGAGAGAATATCTATCTCATTCATCATTTGAGTTAAATATTCTTCATCAGAAAAATCATCAGGTAAATTATTTAATTCATCAAGCAGTTCTTCAATTCTTCCATCTGTTTGAATATATCGACCATTCTCTTTTGCAGCTTCTTCTGCTTGTCTTTGTATTTCAGGCATTTCTTCTTCCATAATTTCACCAAGAGAAATACCTGTCGTTTCGCTTAATTTTTGCAATGGAGCAGCAAATAAAGCTGCAACTGTTTTTGCATCTTTTTCTTTTGCGAAAGTTTTATTATCAATAAATTTTTTTGTTAAATCATTTTCAATTTTTTTTGTAACTTCTTCATTGGTTGAATTTTCCGTATCATCTTCAATCGCTTTTTTAAGTTCACTTCTAATTTCCATTTCAGACATATTTTTCAAAATGTCATCTTGCAAATCTTTATCTACATTGTGAGCAGACCAAATACTTCTCAATTTTTGTTCAGCCAAAGATTGAGAACCTTTTATTTTAATTAATCCCTGATCCAAATAAAACTGTTCAGGTGATTGAATATATTTATTTACTCTTTCAGTTAATTTTTTGACATCTTTTTCATACTGTTTTTTCTTCCAAGTATCAGCAACTTTTGAATGTGTTCCTGCTGCAAGATGTCCTGCACCACCAACGGCAGCAAAAGATAATGCTTCTTGCCCCCATTGAGAAGGATTATTTGCATACAAAACATTATTCATAAAACCATCAAAATTATATTCATCAAGTCCATTTATACCAAAAACCTGATTTAAGAAACGGTTAAGAACTTCTTCACCCATTTCCTCTATAACACCATCATAGCCATATTTTTTAAGAGCTTCTGTTGCTGCCATCCCATAACGACTGGAAACAAGTTTTTCAAATTCAGTAAAAAACTTTTTCGGCAATAATTTTTGAACAGGTTTAGCAAAATAACTAGCAACTGGTGAAAAAGTCCATCCAGCAGTTTCTGTCAATGCTTCAAATGTACTTTCGCCAAGAGCTTTCATAACCGATAATGCAGGATGTTCAGAAGCGGTAAAAACAGTATTTCCTAAATCTGTAACATAAACCCCTGATGAAATTTGTCTGTCTGCAATACTACCTGCAAACGTATGCGGCATTTTAGTTAAACCAAATTTTGTTGATGTTGCAACGGCAGAAGGCAATGCTTTTGTAGTTTCTTTCAAGCCCTCTTTTAAACCGACATTGGCAAGAGCTTTTGCTCCTGTTGTTTTCACTAATGTATCTTTATAAATTTTCTTTGCAGCAGATAAAGGAACGGTTGATTTTATAGCAGCAGGAGCTGCTGATTTTAACGCAGCTTTTTTTAATTCAGCTTCAACAGCTTTTCTTGCAGCTTTTTTTGCACCAATAGTAGATAATGTTTTACCCAATGAAGCCAAACCAACACCTTCTGCCGATGCAGCAAGACCAATACCAAATTCTTCAAGATAAGGAATTGTAGCAAGAATAGCATTAACAGTTCCACCGCCAAATGTAAAACCACGAACCTCAAGTTCTTTCATATCTCTCAAATAATCAACAAGTTTTTCTTCTTGATCCGGAGTAAGAGCTTCACCATTCTTTGCTCTATTTAAAAGTACAGAAACGGTTATTGCATCTGCTGCATCTCGTGTTGTATTGACATAAGGAGCAAAAGAAGCCCATTTATGATTTTTTTCCCATGCTTCTGCAATCCCCATGCCACCTTTCTTTTTCCATTCAGCAATTTCATCAGGAGATGCAACATTTAATTTTCTAAACCATTCAGGAGTTTGATATGCTTCTTCATATTCTTGTTTTAAAAATTCAGGCATATCAGGTATATCTTTTAATGCTTGCTGATTTATATTTTTAGAAACTTTACCTTTTAATGTATTTTTCTTCTGTTGTTCTTCAATATAAATATCGTTCGGAGCTTTAACATATTCATCCATATTTTCATTAAAATTAGCATCTCTTAATGAATAGCTACTAAAAATAGGATTGCTTTTTGTATCAGGTACTGCATTAAACATAAAATTTTCTTCCTTATTTGTTACCTTTTGCCGTTTATCTTCCTTGTTGAGAACCGCCATATCTTGTATCAAAAGATATATCTATATGATTAACGTGGTTCATATTTTCTTTCGGATGTGTTTTTTTATAATTCACATCATAATTTCTCAAATCTCTTATTTTTGGATTAGGTGGACTATTATATCTTTTTAATAAAACTGGATCTGATGTTCCAATAGATGCAACAGCAGGTTCACTCAAAAATTTTTCAAACACTTTCTGCCTTTGTGCAACATTTAAGTTTGCCATCCCCACATCACATTTTCTACCATGTCCATGACCGCCTGCATCTCCTGCTCTATATCTTGATGTTACTCGCAGAGGAATACCAAGCTCTCTTGAAAGTTGTGGTATTCTTTTATCAGCGTAATATGTAAGGACTTTTGTTTCCCCTCTTTTGGGAGTGATTGCAGATATATTTTTATAAATACCCTGTGCTTGATTTAATCTTCCCATATCTCTTTGTTTCCAGTTGTTTTCAATGGTGTTATATGACCTTTTCGCCATTTCATAAATTTCTTCCGGTTTCGGCTCTCTTTTATTTTGACCTTTAAACAACATGTATTCTCTAGCCATCAAGTCATAAACTTCACCATGTTTTTTTGCTCGAGCAAACAATTCTTTTGTTTCATCAATATTTTTGTTAGTAGCAGTTTCATCTTTGTAATTAAACCCTGCCATAATAGCATCAAGTTGTTTTGTATCTTTAAAGTTAAATGCTTCACCCTGCATTCTCTCGACCTTAGAAAGAAATCTAACAACTTCATCTTTATATTCATTCATCTTTAAACCATTAGAAGTTTGTGGAGCAAAGCCTGTTAAAGCACCAATAGCTTTTCTCATTTCTACTTCAGGAGTATATTCATTTGAACCTGCTTTTCTTTGCATTTCAACAATTTTGTTATATTGTTCTTTTGTCAAATTATAATTTGCAGGATTAATCTTTTTAAAATCTTCATTATTATATGCAGCCATATCAAGTAAAATATTGTAATCAGCCCAGTTGTTACCAACACCTTCAAGCTCTTGCATAGCTTTTAGATTTTTATAAATCTTTTCTTTTTGCTCTAATGACATATTTGAAGTGTTTACTTCACGCATTATTGAAGATACATCTCCGCCATTTTCGTAAGCAGAAAAAACTCTCTGCATAATATCATTGCTGATTTTTGCATCATTTTCTTTTTGAATAGTTTCTTTGTGTCTTAAATAACGATTATATTCATTTTCAGTTGCGTTGCGTTCTTCAATGTTAGCAATGCCATCAATATACTTGTATGCTTCTTCCGGAGTTTTATCAACTAATGTTGCAGCAACTGTTCTTGCTTTATAATCAACTTCTTGAGAATGTATATTTCTTAGATATTGATTTCTAACTTCAGGAGTAAAACTATCTTTGTGTTTATTAAAATATTCTGTTGCTTTCAAAGAACCTTCTGCCAAATAAGCATCAAGAATTTTTGCATAATAATTTCCTTCAAATTCTTTTTTCTTAATTGCATAAGTTTCAGGATCTTTATCCCAACCTTTTATAAGTGCATAGTTATCAAGAATTGTAAAACCATCTTTTTTGTATTTTTCTAAATCAGCAGGATTATTTCTACCGTTAATAGCTTTACTAAGCACATTGGTTAAAGCATCTGTATATACACTATCTTGCCATTTATCGCTTTCTTCTTTATCATGAGCTTCTGAATATTTTTCTAAATTTATTCTTTTTCTTGCTGCAACATCTCTTATTGTTGCAGCTTGTTCGCCCCACAATCCTGCTTTTGAAATTAATTCATCCGAATACTTATCATAGCCATCCATTATTTCAGGTGATTTTCCCATAGCGTCTTTGCCTGTTTTATATAAATAACCATTCTCTTTATCATTCAAAGTATCATTTACATACTTATCAAGCATATTGCTAATTTCAAGCACTTTTGTTCGGTCGTATTGGTCTTTTAATCGCAAAATTCCATGACCTGCATTTCCAAGTGCATCACTAGTTTCTCTCATAGCTTGAGCTGTACCAACACCAAATGCAACTGGATTAGCATTATCTTTTATATATCCAAGTGGAGTATTTTGAGGAGTTACACTTCTGTTATATTGTGGTATTCTTACCATCTTTTCTACCTTTCTTTTTGAATGTTAAACACATCCAAGACCTCTTGTTTCTCTAACCCTGTAAAAAAATTCAAAACCATCAGGAATATCTAAGCCATCAGGTTTAGGATTATTAAATTTATATCCAATTTTTTTTAGCCATCTTTTTGCAAACTTATTTTCAGAATATAAAATATTACAAGTAAGCCAATATTTTTCATCTATTTCTTCAAAGGCTTTTATTATATGCCTTAATAAGCAATGCTTATTTTTTTCTATTTCCGGAGTTGATAAAAGCCAAACAACTCCAATACCTTTTTCATTTGTATCTGTATATCCACCAACACAAACCGGTGTATCATCAGATTTTTTGCAACCTAAATAAGTTCTGGTATTAGTGTTCATTATTTCATCAAGAATAATTTCTTTAAAATTTTTACCTTTTTGTACTTCTGCTTCTTGGCTGTCTTCAACTCTTAAATGTTCAAGAATATAAATAATATCTTTTTCGTTTTTCTTTTTTTCATACACTTTATTATTTTCCTGATAATTTTGGTTTCACAACCGTAGCTTTGGGTTTTGTACATTTATTTTTAGTTTTAATAACTAATTTTGTTGCTTTACTTTTCATAACCACCTCATTGAACATCTGAAATATCTTCAAGACTAAACATTGCACTCAAAGAAAGAATTGTTAAGGGCAAAGGCTTATTTTGCATTACAATTATTGTTGCAGTTGTAGTTGGTGAATTAATTGGAGTTGCAGAAGTATTAATTGAAAATAATTTATTGCTATCATTTACACTTTCAATACTTCTATCCGTTTCAACATATTGTCCTTCTGAACCGCCAATATAAAATTCTTCTCTTGAATTTAAGATATTTACACATACGTTATTGATGATTTTCTTCAAACCTTGAGTGTTTTCCCCTTCAATATTTAAAGTTTCAAGTTTAAATTCAAACGGAAGCCCAATTGTTATTTCTTTGACAGAAAAAGGTAATTGCACTTTTCCTTCGTTTGAAACAACTAAATCATCAATAACACCACCGTTAGATAGTGCAATAACTTTCTTGCCGACCAAATGAGATAAACCTGAAATCAAACTTACTTCATGATTAAATTTTGTACTCAAACCTGCATCAACAAAAAAGCCTTCTTGAACTTTTTTAATAATTCTTTTTTTTGTTCGTTCAATATATCTTTTTAAAATTCCACCTATTGTTACATTATTTTCAGAAGAATTTAATACATTAATTTTTCCTACAAAATTTTGAAGTTCAATATCAGAATAAATATCAGCACCAAGTTCAAAAGGTTTTGCAGAATAATATGTAGTTCCGGAACAATCATAAGAATATGTCATTGTTCCATCAGAATTTTCTATACTTTCAATAAATTCATAACTTCCCTGATAAGCAGGTTTTATATATCTTCTAATAACAAAATATGCTACATCTTCTTGACCTTCACGAATTGTGGCAACACTTTCAAAGAAGCCATCTGTAACAATTCTAGTCCAACCACAAATTTTTTGAGTTTTGTTATAAGTTAAACAGGCACAAGTTCCATTAGAAAATACAATCCAAATTAATCTGTAAGGCTCTTTTGCGTAAGCCATATATTTTACAGTTTTGCCTTCAAATAAATGACTTGCGAATAAAGATAATTCTGCACCATTGTAACTATCAGAAAGATAATCATATCCCAAATCACGAAGGACAGAACCACCTGATTGAACAAAAATTATCATATTACCTGAAATTATTGGCTGAACATGAGAGGCGCCATAATTTGATTGAACAGTTGCAACCGGTGAAGGATTAGCTTCAAAAACACCATCAGAGCCATTTATTTTATATTCAGTATTCGATGTCAATGCAATTAAATGATTAAGTCCTACAAGATGCCTAATTTCATTAACTTCTCTATCAGCAAGGGCTTGCGTAATAGCATCAGTTGCAATCAAGGGTCTTGATATATTAAAATTGTTTGAAGCAGCAAGCCTGGATGACCAAAAAGTTTGTGGGTTATTTTTGCTTCCTGCATAAATTTTTCTTTGCTGGAAATAAGTTGAACAAGTTGGGTTATTGTTTTCTTTAAAAGGGTTTTCGAAAATAGGAGCAGCTTCTTTCAAATCAGGCTCAATATTATCATCAACAAAACTTGTACCTTCTGCTGTTCCTACATATCCATAAATACCGTTTACATTTCTATAAACATTATATTCTGCAGCACCTTCAACTGCATTCCAAGTAATTGTCATATATTCACCGGAAAGCCAATTAGCTTCTCTGTGTCCTGTTGCAGATGCAACTGCTGAACGAACACTTTCCTCTAATGTTTCTTTATCCACTGCCGTAACAAGATAGCTATAAGTTCTTGTGTAGCTGTCGGTTTTTCCAGTCCATACGGCTTTTATATTAGTCGGTGCAGCAATACATGGTTCAATAATAATTTCTTTTAATACCCAGTTGTCATGGTCATATCTAATAAGTTCACGAGGAGTGTAATCAATATGAGTAATAGTTAAAACATCAGCAGATTGAACAATTTTTAAATTAGCTAAATCTTCTTTTTTATATGGAGTTTCTATTTCTACAATTTGTCCTCTTTGGGTTTCGTCTTCATATTCATCAGAGTAAACGATATAACCACCATCTTGAATAAATCTAAAATATTTATCACCTGCTTCAATAATGTACGTTTGTTCAGAATTAAAGCAGAAAGGAATATTTCTGGTTTCTTTAGTGCTATCCTTAACTTCACCAACAAATTCAAAACCTGAACGGTTTGAAACACAACCTTCTTGATGAATAAAACCATTTTTTATTACTTTAGAACCGAGGGAATATTGTTCAATTTCTGTTCTCATATAAAGAGCAGGAGCTAATTCGCCCCTAGAAAAACTTGTTTGAGTTAATCTTGTTCCTGCCATCTTGTACCTTCCTACCTTACGTCATAATATTGAGAATTATCTTCATCATCAGCTGCACCTTCTTGAGCATTAAGTTGTTTTGCTTTGCTTAATTGCCATTCGTATTTTTGCAAACAAGAGTCTGCTTTTTTCTGTTGGCCTGTTATTGTTTCACCTGTTAAAGCAGCGAGGTAATAAGAAAGGGCAAAAGCAAATTCAGGTTCAAACAAAACTTCTTTTTCAACTCTTTTTGTGTAACGTAATCTAGCACATTCAACTTCCGCTAAAAATGATTTATCGCCAAGAGAATTGATATAAGGTTCAAATTTTCTCTCATCACCTTTTATTGTGTCAATAATTGCTCTAGCTGCAATACAGTCGTTAGGACAGTCGTAGACATATGGAAATCTAGGATTGGGAGATTTTTCGGTTGATAAAGTTAAATCTTTATAAGCATTTGCAAAACCCCAATCAAAAGCCTTTAAAACTTCATCTCTAGCGGTTTCATAAAAATTATTTAAAATAATAGATTTACTATCTTTGTTTATACTATTTGTTGAAACAAATGCTGTTATGCCAAGATGATGAAGAGCCATGTTAAAAATACCGACTTTAGAATATGCCATTTTATTTTTCCTTATTAATTATGCAAAAGTTATGCTATCACCCTTTACTCCACCGCTAACTCTCGTTTTAGTTTTTAGCGAAGATTTTCCACCACCAAACCCAAGCCATTTAGAAGAAACATCAGTTAGGTTTGAAACACCGTTCAAACCTGTTTGTGCTGCATTGATAAGTCCTGTCCTGTAAGCATTTTTTCCTGCAATAACGTTCATATTAGCTTCATTACTAAAATTATCAGCCTGCTGTTCATAGGCTTGTGCTTTTCGTTCATAATTTGTTTGAATTTGTAGTGCATCAAGTTCACCCATTGCAGCAGTATCTTCAATAATATCTAATGAAGTTCCCTGTGTTACATCCATACCGTTTGCGGCCATTGCAGCTTGTTGCCTACCTACTGCCTGCATTGTTTTCATTCGTTGCAATCGAGCTTCTTCAATACCGGTTTGTCTTTCAGTTGCTGCATTTTTGTTTGCTATTTTTGCGTTTTCATTTGCAACTTGAGCTTGATAATTATACATAGCTTGTTGCTGTGTTCCTTGTTGAATAGCGGATACTGTACCAAGGGCGGTTGAAGCAACAGTCGCAACTGCACCAACTGCAAGCATAGCATTTGCAACTGCGGCACTAATAGAAATCCCTGCAACCGTGACAGCTGTCGTGATGATACACATAGTTACACCTTGCCTAACAGAATTTTCAACTGAGCAATCTGTTCAACAATTGTTTTTGTTTCTGTTCCTTCAAGAAGAATATTTTTCTCAACAGCTTCATCTAAAAGAGCATCATATTCTACCATAAGTTCAGCTTCTGTTTTTTCTTTAGGAGCTTTGCCTACATTTGTATCTGTTTCATCTTCTTTAGAAGTTTCATCTGTACCTACACCAGTTTCATCTTCTTGTGGAATTGCATGAACTCCACCATCACCTGCAACAATAACTTCCTCTGTTTTTGTTGCGTTGTTAGTTTGTATTTGAGGAACAGAGCCTGTTTTACCATTGGCATCATCTGTAACCTTTTGCTTATTAGAATTTTTAGGAGTTTCATTTCCGTTTAATAAAGTTGCCCATGAAGGAACTTTTTCACCTTTATAATTTTTAATAATTTCATTTGGCTGAACTAATCCACCATTATAAAAAGCAACTTTTTTAACTTTAAGAGTTAGTTTTTTCATTATTAGTTTTTTCCTTTCTATCATAACCGTATAAAATTTCTGCAGCACTTTTTATTGCTTTACTTTGTTTTTCAAGTTCAGGAGCTACAAAAACCATAAGCTCTTTATTCTGTTTAATTTCTTCTGCTTTAATCAATGTTCTGACAGCTTCTTTTATTTCCCATTCATCATATTTTGGTTTTTTAGGTTCTTGTGAAACATTGATTTTAATTTCATTACTATCTTCCATTTTTTCATTTCCTTAAATTATAAATACTGCTATAAAATGGATGCAGATTTTTACACCTGCATCCACAAATCAATTACATATTTTGATATGAATTATCAACAGCATCAACAATTCCTGCTGTTATTTTGCCGGTTGTGGGAGCTGTACCAGCAACTGTGTAGTACAACCTCATAAAACCTTCATTTCCTGCCGGAACAGATTTAATAGGAAACTTTTTACCTGCCTTTAAATCAGCAAGAAGCAATGTTGCTTCAACTAAAGTTGTTGGACTAGAAAAAGACTCATTGTCATCCGTCTGAACACCGACCTTCAAAGAAGTTAAATTATCAAAATCTTCAACGACCTGAATTAGCAAAGGAATATCTTTACCAAAAGCAACTTCATTTAACTTACCATTGCCTTTTGACATTTCAATAACATTTGTAGATGCTGCAGTTGCTGTAATTGCTTGTGCATCTGAAAATATCGCTTGACTATCTAATCTCATAATTTTATTTCCTTTCAATTTCTTGTAATATCAAAAAGAGCATTTTAGAGAGAAAATGCTCAAAACTCTTATCGACAACAGCAAAGACTATTGAACTCTTGCTTCTGTATTAAGAATTTCAGAACAAGATTTAATAGGAATACCCAAGAACCTAACAATAGGCTTTCCGCCAACTTCATCAAGAGTTAAGTTTCTGTTTGCTTTGTCAAGTGCTTGTTTATGCAATGCAGTTCTGATTTCTTTGTTTGCATAAATTACAGTCTTGCCATTAACAGCATGTTCTTCAATTCTGTAATAAGAATCAATCATCAAATCAATTAATTTTGCAGCATTTGAAGTTTTTAAATCAGAAACATCAATATTAGCAATACGAGCTGATGAGCGATAATTTCTTACGCAAAGACCTAAATCCCAAGAAAAATAATCTCTGTATGCTTCATAATTTCTACCCTGTGCATCTTGAACAGTTACTTGACCTTTATCTTCTCTTTGAAGTCCTGCTTTAGAACCTTTCGGATAAATAAGGTGAGTGTGTCTATCCCCCCAAGTTACAAAGTAAATAGAAGTGTTATCATCACCTGCACCACCACCATCAATTACTTGATAACCTATTTCTCCATCAACATTTGAGATTTTGTTATATCGTGTAGCTAAACCGTCAAAAGCAGAAGCATTTTTATTTTTACAGCCATAAAAAATATTTGTTTTTGCAGTTTTATTCATACCTTGAATATGAGCTTCTGCTTCATTCAACCTGAATTGAGCCGTGTTGCCATTAATATCTGCCAATTTTTTATCAACTTCTGAATAATCATCAAGCATTGATGTTGTATCTGTTACAGGAGTGTAATCACCCTTTTGACATTCTACACCTTGATAAAATTGCCTAAATTGTGGAGCAGGTAGACCGTTTCTTACAGTTGTTTTGTGATGAGTTCCTTCATTACATTCAACTGCAATAGCATCTTCCAAAATTGCATTTGATGTTACAAACAAATCAATAATTGCTGCTGTAACTTTACCGTCTCCCTCCATTTGAGAGTACATGTCTTTCAATGTTAAAAAGTTTTTTCCGATTGTTGCCATAATCATTTTCCCTTTCAAAATTTTACTAATACTTTTTTATTACCATTGTTTTTAATTAGTTCGCACCATATAAAACACTTGCGACATCAGTTGAACCTGATGGAGTTTTTGTTTGATAAATTTTATCATCACCAACAAGTTCGCCAAGTTTATGAAACATCTTGATAATTGCAGGGTGGTAATTAAGCCCTGTATCAGCAAGAGCAGCTTTTACATCATCAGTTGCAAAAGCAGTATAGCCTTTATCGGCTACATCAAGATATGCGTTCATTTTTGTTTTATCGCCACCACCAAGTTCTGCATCTGTATTCATAGCTTGTTTGAATTGAGCCACCTTAGCTTGTTGATATTGCTTTATCATGTTAGGCAATTCTGCCCCCTGTTTTTGAGCAAGTCTAATTCCAAACTCCATGTACTTATTCGCTTGAGCTTGCGACAAATTAGTTTCCTTGTTAAGTGCATCAAACTCTTTGAGCATATCTTTGTCATATTCCAATTCATTAGGAAGTTTAACATCTTTATAATCATAAACTTCAGGAGCACCGTAAATACCTTTAGCATCAGTATTTTTATTTTCTTTTCGTCCTGCTCCTTCTTCACCTTTACTTTTTTCAGTTTCATCATCTTCTGCATTTGAGCTGTTGTTATTTTGTCCTAATCCTGCATTAAGATTTTCTTCACCTTCTGCTCCTGTATTTTGAGCACCGTCATCAGCATTATCTGATTTACTGGTTTCGGTATTCAAATTTTCATTCACTAACTCATTGTTTTCTGCTGCCATTTGTCATTGCTCCTTCTTTCTTGTATTTCTGTATATTTTTTAAAATTATTTTGCCTTATGAGTTCAAGAATAAATTCACCCTGCTCTCTTTTTATAACCTTTTCTATATTCTGCAATTTGCCATCAGAGAATTGAATTTTTGTTGTAAAAGTTCCAAATTCTTCAAGTAAAAAATAGATAAAATCTAATCCATCAGGTGAATTTGTAACATTTATAATCATGTTTTCTATATCTTTATCACTTGCCATTAACCCATTCCTAATCTTTTCAATAATTCAGCACCGTAGCTATCACTACCACCTATGTTTTTAATCATTTCAGAACCTGCTTGCAGCTGCTGCATTTGTTCCGCTTGAGCTTGTTTTTCTGCTTGTTGTTGTCTAAGAGTTTCAAGTTCTTCATTAGGAGCAATTTGATTAGGGTCGATATTAGCAAAATCTGCATAATCGTCAATCATTTTTTCGCCCTTAATTTTTTTAATAAGAACTGGATCTACGGCTTGAGCCATATTGGCAGTAAATGTGATAAATCTTTCCATTGAAGAAATATTTTGGGCCTTCATTGCTTGAGCAAGAGTTGAAATAAATTCAATTTCAATTTCTTCACCTTCTAATTCTTGAGGAACTTCAGGAAGAATACCTGCTTCCATTTCTGTATAAAACAACCAGTCAAGAATTTGTTTTAATGCAGTATGAATTTGTTCTAATAATGGTGAAAGAAGTACAAGTTTTTCTTCTTTCAATTCATTAACTTCTGTTGCGGTTCTGCCACGTTCAGCAGTATTCAAAATCATTGCAAACAAATCATTATAAAAAATTGATTTTATATTTTCTCTAAGTTCTGCAATAATATTTTTCAATTCCAATACTTGAGGATTAACTTCATGTATTGGTCTTATTCCTGCTCCATTATCACCATCTTCATTAAAGAAGCCTGGATTATCAGAAAGTCTTTTATTTTTCAAACTTGCTGAACCCTGATAAGCAGGTGAAACCATTTTTTTAACAGCTTTACCAAGTTCTTTAATCATTGACATAAGTTGTTTAGCATCAGGCAAAGCATAAATACCACAACCTTTTGATGGGTACGCATCTTCACCGTTGCAACTTGCTTCAAAAACAACATAAGGGAATTTATCAAAACCTGCTTTTTTCAAGAATGATGTAGTTCCATTGCCAACTTCATAAGTAACAGATATAAATTTCTTTTGAGCTGATATAGGTGAACCTTCTTTGTATTCCCTGTTAGGCTCTACAAAGTGAACGATTTCAAACATATCATTGGGTCTGGATTTATAAACTTGTTGAATTGCATCAGAACAGTTTTCTAATCCATATCTTTCAACAAGATTTTTTGCACTTTCCATATAGTTACGACAAACAGTATCAACAACACCTCTGCCATCTTTTGAATAGTAGTACGAACCGATTGGTAGAACTTTAAAATTCGCAACATTATCATAATCTTTTTCCATTGCCATACAAGAGAAAAGAAACACTCCAAGTTGTTCATAGACTTCCGGAAGAAGCTGATAAAAATTTGATGCGTACAAAATTTTTCTTGATAATTCTGCTTGATTAGAACACCAAAGTTTAGCAGCATAACTCATTTTATTTTTCTTATTATCTCTGTTCATTATGCCAGTTTTAAACCATCTTCTTGTTGGTGAAGTCGCACCAGTCATCATACCTGATGCAAAATTTCTAACAGCAATAAAAGTTGTACTATCAAGAATTTTCTTGCTTTTTACATGAGGTTTATTGATATTTCTAGCAATAAATCTTACTGCATTAGGAGCAAAATAATCAGCCAAATCTTGCAAATCAGGTTTAATCTGATCGAAAATATTTTTTAATTCTGCCCTTCTTTGTTCAAAATACTTTTTATCGTACTTTACATTTTCCATTTTATTCACCTAATAACTCTTTTTTCTGTGTTGTTGCAGTATCACCTAAACCTCTTGCAGAAGTTTTTGTATCACGACCTGCAAGAGCCGCAGTTTTGTTTCTTGTATTTGTTGATGCTTTTGAAACAGTTGCATCAGCATAAGTTGGAGCAGCAATTTCTTCTTTTTGTGCTGTAGAAGTTGTTGAAGGCATTTTAGGAGTACACATTTTAATATTTCTCACTTTCTTTATTTATTCACTAATCAAACGGATTGAAATCTGAATTGATATAAGAAGATGAACTCTTTTGCATCTTTGCAGTAAATAGATGAGAATGATATGTAATTGCATAAATTGCCATCATCAAAGTGTCTGCAAAGTCAGGACTTTCAGCCTGTTCTTTTCTTATTTCTTTTTTATTTTGAATAAAATTTAATCCGTTAGGTTTAAAATCTCTTTTAATATATTCAAGCTGCCTAATTGTATTTTCACAACGCAACTTCAACCAACCATTATCAATAAATTCTTTTACTGCAATATAACCATCTGCTCTTGCATTTCCACAAGCTAAATTCTTTGCAGAACCTGCTCCTCTAAAACCTATTGCATCATCAATAGATTTTTTAACACTAACCCAAATCGGATAACCGAGTCCATCAGCATCAATAATCAAAATATCAGGTTTCCAAATGCTGTAAAAATTAATTATTTTACCTTTTGTAATATCGGTATCAGGTTCAGCCCAAGTGACAGTTTGAGTTTCTTCCCAAGATGTCATTGTTTTTTGCTCTAATAATTTTGCTACGCATAAATCACCACCTGAGGCCGACAAGTCAACTGCCATCACTTTATTTTCGGGGTGAGTTTCTTTGTTGAACACAATATCTGCTGCATATTGAACTTTGTCAGATGATAAAAGATAATCGCTTGCTTGAGCTAGAGGATAGCCAAGCCAAATATGTTCATAGTCTTTTATATTTTTTGCTTTCTGAACTTCTGCTTCATGCTTCATTGCTTCATTCAGAAACGGATTATCAAAGTAGTTGATGTTTATATGCAAACAATCTTCACGGCCGACACAAAACTTATAAACTGCATCGTTACGAACAAATCTGTTCATTGTGAAAATTATTTTAGAATTTGTTTTTCTGATAATAGTCGGAACAACAATATCAAGTGTAGGTTTTGTAATTGCTTGAGCTTCATCAATCCAAAGAATATCAACATTATCAAGACCTTTGATTGATACTGAACCTTGTTCTCTGAACCCCTGAAAGAAAATTCTTGAACCAGTTTTTCTATGAACAAGTTCTTTATCGGATATTTTCCAATCAAGATTATTTTTGTTTACTAAACCATCAAAAACAGATTTTACTGAATTTTCAATAGACTTCTGAATTTCACGACCACAGCAAACTTTAATTTTTCTTTTTTCACCGATATATAAAATCCATCTTGCAATAACTTGTGTTTTTCCTGAACCTCTGCCACCTTCAAGAAGAAAGTACAAATATTTGTTAAATTCAGTTATCACAGGATAAAGTTTTGGTGGACATTGAAGCATAGCAGGAACAACAAGAGAATTATTGTTGCTAACTATTTTCTTCATTGCCTACTTCCTCACCGATATTTAAGACAAGTTCTTCACCGTTCACAATGACAGAAGGCATTTGAGTTACATTGCCTGAATGAATAATTTGATCTTTTAACAGACCACAAACTTTTGCTTTGTTTTCATCCGCCTTTATCGCAGCTGCAACATTAGGATTACCTTGTTTATCTTTACATTCAAGAGCAATCAGTTTCATTTCTTCGCAGTCATTAAAGTAATCAACAGCAGTATAATTCAATTCTTCTTGCACAACTTTTGCGGTATTTTTTCTGTAATAGTCTAACCATAGGGTTATCTTAGGGTTTTTAAAAAATTTACTGGTTTCAACATAAATTGATGCAGCTTTCATTCTAGAACAATCATACGCAAATCGGTATGCTTCACTTTTTTTATAACCATTGGTTAAGTATTTCTGCAAACAACAATGTTCTTTTTCTGTTAATTTTGGTAAACAATCTAAACTTATTTCCATTTTTCCTCAAATAAATTAAAAAAAATATATGAACTGTACCTAAAAATAGACAACCGGATTTTAAATTGTTAGATTAAAGAAAGTGGCACAGTTCATACAAATGATTTTTATCATAGAGTATTTTGGGATTAATTCAAAAATTCTTTTACAAGCATTTTATTTCCATTAAAATCGCTTGCGTACTGTCTGATTTTAATTACTTCACCTTTTTTATTGCGTATTTCCCTGTTATCACCATAAGTCCATCCAAAGGGTTTTCCTTTTTTACTACAAATTAATTCTTGTCTGGTATATAAAACACGTTTTCTTTCGTTCTGAATAATCTTTTGAGCTTTCAATCCAAATTGTGTATCTACATAAACTTTAAAATCTATTTTTCTGTTTTCAATAAGAGTAACAACAGTTTTACCTTTAGAAGTTGAACCTAACAGCAATTTTCTTTCATTGAAATCTTTTGTATCCTCTAAAAACCAAATATCAAAAGGTCGTATTTCAATATTTGAAAATTTTATTTTATTCATCAAAACCCTCATAAAACTGCTTTTATATTATATTTTGGCAACTTCAAGTTCAAGTTTTAAAGTATAACATTTATAAAAAAGCACAGTTCACCTAAGCTACCGATTATTACTTGTTATGTTTTATACTTCCCAGCTCAATGTCCCCATTGAAAAAACATACATTTCGTAATCTATTTTCAAATCTAAACGAAGTTAAAAAAAAAATCACTACTTGTTAAACTGTTAAATTTTTAAGAGAATATAAAACTAGCATTTTTGCTAAACTTTACTGGTTTACATTTTGTAACATTTTCTACTTGTTTGCAAACTAAAATTGAAAAATAATTTTTTCTTTTTTCTTGCTCATTATAAAAAATACGTATAGTATTTTTTATATTTTATTTAATTTACTTTTATTTAATTTAATTTATAGTATTACGACCGTTTAAATGTGTGTAGTACGATATTATTTTTTTAAACAATACATCTGTATTACTATTGTATAAATTTTGTATAAGTAAAAAAGATACGGTTGTAATACAAGTGTATTACGAACATATCTAAACATTAATAAACTATTTCTATTCTATTACCTATTTGTTGATACATACGACCATTAGACATATCTTGAATATTGCCGTCCATATTATAATAATGGGAACCATCTGAACCATATATATCATTACCATTTTGCGTATATGATGTATTGTTTTTTTGTGAGTAATAAGTATTCCCAATATTATAATAGCTATCAGAATAATTTCTATTATATGAATTATCTGAATAATAATAATTGTCAGCATTTGAAGCTGATGCCGATATTAATAATACAAATAATGTAAATACAATTCTTTTCATAATTCTATTATTTACGATTTTTAAAAATTTTCAAGTATTTATTTACATAACTTCATGTTAAATCTCAAAATATAGATATTGTTTTATATATTCAATAATAGCTTTTTTATTTTTTGTTACATACTGTAATTGTTGTCCCCTAGAACTATCCAGTAAAAAACTAAATTGTTTCAATAAATACTCAAAATTATCAAAATTATTTTTTATAATTGCCCTTATAAATAATTCATATTCTTTCTTTGCTTTTTCATTAATTTGCTCATCTTTTATAATAATCTTACATCTTGCATCATCAAATATTTTGTATTTTAAATCCTCTATACCTACCAATTTAGCTTTTAAATTATTACACTCTTTTCTATTTTCAAAACTTCTTTTTATCCAATATTCGGAGTCGAAAAAATCTTTTAATAATTCACTATTAATATTTTCAAACTTATCTTTAATTTTTTTTAATTCAAATTTTTGCGTTTCATATTTTGCTCTTAATTCACTGTATTTTTTTTGTAAATCTTTATATTTTTTATGCAAATCGCATTCTGTTGATACCATAAACCACACAAGCAATATTAAAAAAATAATAATAACTGTTAATACAATTTTCATAATATTCCACCCCACTCCTCGACTTTAAATATAAAGAAAGGAATAATCTATGCAAATAAAAAATTTATTAAAAGCAGTTCTTAATGCACTATTAAAAACATACGATAGAGAAAAGGCATTAAAATTATTTGAAGAAATAGTTAAACTCATTTCTCAATAACTCCATACTTTTTCATTACTTCTACAACCTTTTGTTCAAGTTCTTCATTATCAACAGAAGGTTCTTTTTTGTTGAACATTTCACCATTGCCTGTGATAAACCAATTTGCATTCACATTTACAATTGTACTCAAATTTGCAAGAAATTCAATTGAAGGAGTTCTCTCTCCACGTTCGTAACCAGTAATTGTTCTTGCAGGAATGCCAATCTTGTCTGCCAATTTAGCTACTGACAAATTGAGTTTTGTTCTAATTTCTTTAATACGTTCTTGATACATTTCTACTCCGTTTGTGTGAAGTTTTGTAAATTATTCTCATTATTGCTTTACAATTGTGCAATTTTGAGTATAATTATAATTGTTAGTTTGTTTAACAGTTTAACTACTATAATACAACAAAAACACGAAAACGACAAAAATTGCCGTCTATTTGTGTTGAGTTTTGTTGCAAAAGAAAGGAGAAATAATGGAAGAAGAAAAAGGACAACTTCTAAAATCAATCGGCTTTCCAATTCCTGTTTTGAGATGTATTGATAAATACGCATTTATAAAAGGTTATTCTCGCTCGGCACTTGTTGTTATAGCTTTAAGAGAATATATCAAAAATCACAAATTGGAAACTGTAACTGAAATTAAAGTTTAAATAAGAAAGTGAGTTTGAAAATGAGTACGAATGTTATATCAGCAAATTTTAAAAGAGTTCAACCTGTTAAAAGAAATGAAAATGTCAGATTATTACCTAATTTGTTTTCAGGTTTATTGAACCAATACCGAGCTAAACAACACGAAATTAAACAGAAGAAAATCGATTTTCTAACATCAGAAGCATACAAATATTTTTACGACTCGTTAGAAGTTCCAAAAGTTGCAGATGTTGACCTACCTGAATTTGTCTATGAAGAAAAAAGAAAAGAATTAGCTTATCAATATACACACAAAGCACTACTTGAGGTAATTGCAAACGGAAGATTAAATGCTTGCTATTCAGCAAGAATGAAAGAGATTAAGAACAGAGGATAAGATGAAAGCATCTAAACCATATTTTTCACATGATATAGCAACAAAATCTGATGAAAAAATAATTCGTCTTATGTTTGATTTCAGAAAAAACAAAAAAAATTTTTCTGAACACTCACTAAGAGAACTACTTCCTCATGCAGTTTACGGTGTTTATTGGGAAATAATTGAGTACTTACACGAAAATACTTTAAAAGTTGATGAGTTAGAAATGCTTTCAGATGTTATCAGAGTTGATATTGATATTTTAGAAAAAATTCTGAATGACTATGATCTTTTCAAAATCAAAGACGGAGCATATATTTCTGAAAGGGTACTAAGAAACCTAAAACTTCAAGAAGAAAAAAGCGAGAAAGCAAAAGCATCGATAAAAAAGAGATGGCAAAAAAAACAAAATGAAGAAAATGACGATAATACGTTACAAGAACCTGAATATAATGAAGAAGTTACAATGTCTATTATTCAGATTTACAATGAAAAGTTTAAAAAATCTCAAATTGTTTCAGATGACAATAAACATAGAATTTTTAACATTCATCAAAAAAACAACTTATCACTTGACATGTGGAACAAAATATTTTCAAATGCAAAACGTGGATGGGATATTGGTGATAAGAAAAATGTTAAACCAAATTTATCAATTATTCTTGATAAATGGGATAGTTTCGCATCAGATGATTATTTTTTAGCACCTGATAGAGAAGAAATTGCAGCACAAAAAGAGCAAGAACAAATAAAAAAAGAAGAAGAAAAAATTGCTCAAAGAAAAATAATAGAACTTAAAAATGCTCAAAGAGAAGAATTTTACAACTCTATCAATTCAAAAGAAGATGCTCTTGAATACATGTGCAAATATTGCCCGACTCTAAAAATAAACAATGATGACTGTATCAAAAGAAATTCAACTTATAAAGAACTTTCAGAAAAATTTGATATTTCACTTTCTGAATTTAAAGATTTTAGAACACATTTTTTCAGAACAAGAAAATGAGGTGGATAATGGCTAGAAGAAAACGACTTTAAAGAGCTTATAAACAAAGGCTATGAGCGTGTTTGAAATTGGTAATTGATGATGAGGAAAAGAAAAAATGATAGCAAAAACAAATTTGAAAAAAGAACACAAAGATGCGTATATACTTGTACCCAAGGCTAAAATACAAGAGATAAAAGAAAAAAACATCTTGATTAATGATAAGTTTAAAACAGTGTTCACTTGCGAAAGTGCAAAAAACAAAGACGGCACAATGTGTGTTGTATGGGGCTATACAAAAATAAACACCGGGGATACAGTGCAGCTTAAGGGCCGTTTTAGAGACAAAACTTTTATCGTTTGGTCCTTGAAAATTTTAAGAAAGGGGGGCTCTAAATGACTGAAATAATGCGATTTAATTCTGATAGGGAATTTAACAAAAACTTTCCAAGCAAGCTATATGTTTGTTCACTCTGCGGAAAATTGACATCAAATCCTTTTTTCTGCACAAATTGTGAAAATCAGTCAAACAATATATTTTATGCTTCAAATACTTTTTTTTTCAAATAGGAAACAAAAACATCACACAAATATTTACTCCGATTGAATATAAAATCTATCCTCCACACTAGCAAGCAGCATTAACGATTTTGACAATAGCAGATTGCGGGGGCATCTCCTTAATATTCTAATACCCATTATTTATATACCGCCCCGCTTTTTTTAACAGAAAAGGAAAAAAGAAAAAATGATAAAGAGATTACAGGAATTGAGGTGTAAAAATGTGTAACCGTTGCAGAATTTGCCAAAATATAATTGCAGAACTTGAAAAATATGAAGATATTGTTGAATTAACAGAAAGAAATATAGAAAGCTGTTTGAGTTATTTAGTAAACAATCCATCAGTTCCCTATGGTGCAATATATTTGCTTAAGGAAATACTGAAAAGTTTAGAAAAAAAATAAAGGAGAAAAAATGCAAATATCAAACGAAGTTTTAATGCTCGGTCAAATAGATGAGCTAAAAAAGCAAAACAAAAGCCTGCAAAAAGAAAATCAAATTTTGCGTGAAATGCTGCTTGATGAGATGAACAAAAAAGTTCAAGCAGGAAAGAAAGCCAAAAGAATTATTGAGGAGTTGAGAGGTGATAACAATGGCTAGTAAAGAAATAAAATTGAATGGTGGAATTTTTGCTCTTTCAAAGGAAGAACACACTTTGTTGAGAGAAATATTTGTTGAATATCGTAAACAGTTAGCTACAGAAAAAATTTTGAACCACGATAGAGTTATGATGCCTTTTTACCAACAAGCATACAACGAACTAACTAATTTAATAAAAAAATTTGATTGTTATGAAAAATGGATGGAATAAAATGACCAATCAGGCAAAAAAGCTAAAAGAATTATTGAGGAGTTGAGATGATGATTGAAATTGATGAATTGGAATATAAAAGCCTTAAATTGGATAAGGAATGTCTTTTATCATTATTAGATTATAAAGAACAAAAAATAGAAACTTTAAAATCCAAACTGGAAAATTTTGAGAGTATCCAACGTGGCAAATGTTGCGAATGTGAAAGTATTGCAATTCAGGAATTGTCGGATATGCACTTTAAAACTAGGCCTTTTGAAGATGATTATTTCGACGGTCTTACATATAAAGACATTGCTGAACTTGCGAAAAAATCAATAAGGCTAACAGCAGAAAACAGAAGGCTTGAAGACGAAATTGAAAAGTTGAGAGGAGAGAAAATGACAGATAAACAGATAATTATAAATGGTGTAGATGTAAGCAAATGCAATTTTAGATTAGAGCGAGATAATCAACAAAAGTGTGAGTGTTGCCACGCAACAGGCTTTGGAGTAATTTGCGATTGTGAGCAATGGCATAACTGCCACTTCAAGCAACTTGCAAGAGCAAAGGAAGAATATGAAAAATTAAAATATCAAAATGAAATATTAAATAAAAAATTAAAACCAAAACTTAAAAACGCACATTGTGTTTATTTTGAGGGACAGACAGGTTTATGCAGAGCAAAAGAATTTGTTAAATGTAATCCTGTTAATTGCGAATTATATACTATTGATGAATTATCAACAATTTTAGACTTACAAGAACAATTAAAGCACAAAGAGCAAGAGTGCGAAAAATTAAAAACAATGGTTGCGGAAGCGGAAGAAGCCCCGATTTGTTTTCATTGTAATGAAGAACCTTGTATCAGACAAGAAAGGGATAAGTATAGAAAATTATCAGTTGTTTTTAAAGATGTAAATAAGCAATTAGGCTACAAATATATCACTCTTAAACAAACACTTGATGAGATTGAAGAATTTTGTACGGTATATTCTGCTAACCATGATGCCTACGAAACGGTTTACAAACATATTTTAGACATCATCAACAAAGCAAAGGACGGTGAGTAATGGGATTAACAATAACCGTAAACAAATTTGATAGTTTCGATATTGGATATTTTAGCTTTACGAATTTTCGGCTAGAACTTGCCGAAACGTATAACAAAAGACTTGGTGAACTATATCGCCGTTGGTTTTTTGGGTGGTTAGATTATACAAAAGAAGAACCCTTAACTAATGCGGAGTTTGAGGAAATGAAAGAAATCGGTGGTGATTTATTGATTTTTCTAACACACAAAGATACCGAGGGAGTTTTCTTACCGTCAGAAAGTCGCAAAATTTATCTACAAATCAGAGATTTAAAAATGGATTATGAGGTCGAATATTATGGCGGACAACAGGCTTTTAATGTTCTTGAACGATTAAAAAGTATGTTTTGTCATTCGTGGAAACGCAAACGTAGAGTAATTTTTAGTTAGAAAGGAATAAATAATGCAAGATAGATTTAAGTTTAGAGCAGTTTTAAAAACTGATAAATTTACAATTTTAGTAGAAACCTTTTATATATTAAATAGTTGCTATTTTATAGACATAAACAAGGCAGAGGTTGAATTTAAATGCAAATATCCAGATGAATGTTTTTGGGATTTTATAGAAGAAATTGAAAAGCAAGATTATATCCAAGAAATAAGCATTGACGGCGACCTAATTATAACAAAAGATTTTACAAATTTAGTACAATGCACAGGCTTGAAAGACAAGCACGGCAAGCTTATTTATGAGGGGAATATCGCATATATTGCATGCGAAGAAGAAAATGCAGCAATTAAATGGGATAGTGATTTGGCAAGATTTGTGGTTGACTTTATTGACGAAAATATAACAGCAGATTTTGACAACTATTATAGTCAAGAGTTGGAAGTTATCGGTAATATTTATGAGGACGAACAATGTTAGATATTATGTTACGAACAAATCCTAAATTAGTTTCCGATGAAGAATTATTAAACTACAAACACTATCTGCAAGAAAAAATAAAACAATACAAAAATCGGTTACTTAAAGTAAATAGAATGATCAAGCAAAGAAAATTAAGCGAGGTGGAATAGATGAATTATGATATAGAGTTTAGAGTTTACGACCCCCTGGAACTTTTGGAGAAATAACAAAAAATGACAGGAATAAAAGCAATGAGAACGCAAGAGACAACATGCTTAAAACATCAAATCTGGGCCGGTGCTTGCCAACATCTTGCCGAGTTTATAAAAGAAGCGTTTGCGGATGCAAGCTTGTTTCAATTGCCGGAAGAAAAAAGCAGTTATGCAAAACGCAAGCAAGAGCCCGAAAAAAGACGGCTGTTTGATTATGAGAAAAGCAAGGCGGATTTTCTCCGACTTGCCCCATCAGGCTTGACAATAAACGAGATAAGCAAGTTTTTTAACCCTAGCGAGTTTAGGAAACTTAAAAGAATGTT